GTCTCGTCTTCAGTGACAGTTAATTGGTCTTTAGTTGCTTCAACATTTTGTAGGATTTCAGCACGATCTAACTTGAGTGCTTCAACTAGGAAAATTGAACGTAGATTACGACGAGCCGCTGCTGTATTTTTACGCCGACGTTCTTTTGATGCAGCCGTACGCATGACCCGACGTACATAATCAATTGTCAATGCACCATTAATGTCGAGCATGATGTCATCATCAATACCAGTATCTGGATTTTTACGATACGTAGAAACAGCACGAACAATTTCAGGCTTACCATCTGAACCTGTTGTGATGAGACAAACACCAGCTCTTAAAGCACTTTCTTGACGCTCAAAAGTCAATTTGTATTGATCATCAACAGGGGTAATACCATTTAAATTAACACCATTGAATGGTAAGGCTGGATCATTTGAATCAGCTAAAGCTGCTGCCATGGCTGCTGCAAGTTCTGGTTCTTCTCCAATCGCACCGTGATAGCAGACGCATAACACTCGATATGATGTTTCAACAGGAGCTTGGGCAGCAAATGTTTCAGCATCTTCGACGTTAGAAAATGGAATAACTAAAATTGCAGGTTGTTGATTGATCGGATCACTGACCGAATTGAGGTGATCAATCCATGTCAATGTATCAGCGCCAGCAGCTGGAGGTGCTGATAGTGCGATTATTGTATGCCCAAGAGGAGCAATTGTTTCTTGAATAGTCATCTTTCAAATTCCTTAATTAGGCAGGCGCTAAACAGAATGTTGTAATTTGAGTTGCTGAATCATAGTTAAACGATTGATTGGCTGGTGTGTAGTTGTTCTTAACTTGACTCGCATCACCAAGAACAATCTGAATTTGTTTGTATTGGTTTGTGTTGTTAATAAAATGTGCTCGTTCTGCTAAGTCATTGAGAGCCAAGCCTTCAATAGTAAGAACATTGCCATTTGCATCCAGAGGGATCATCTCAATACCCATATCTAAAAGCGTATTAACTGTGCCGTCACGATAAGGGTGAGAGAGTCCTAAACCTTGACCATTCACAAAAATTTCAATAATGCCGCTATCTGAAATACGGCCCACAATAATCTCAGACGTTGCCCCCTCACAACCTATAGGCTCACTTATCGAGCCTGTGACTTTCCCAGACATTGTACGTCCACAATACGATTCGTTTTAATTGCAGCCGTTATCATACGCCCAGCTTCAGAATTCGGCCCAAATGCACTATCAGCAGCGGCTTTATCGTAAATACCAACAGGCATATCGCTATCGCCATCATCATTGGTGATGAATAGAACTTTGTGTGTATTTGCTAATCGTCCAGAGCGTTGAGTATTGATATTGATATCTGTATAAATACCTGGGGTTATAATACCTGCTTGCACCATATTTATTTTTCCTTAAGTGTGACCAAATCACTTTCATCGACGTGGCCGTCGTTAGGTTGATAGTAATAGTCAATATTGATTTTTTGGATTTCTGCCTCAGTGTCTTCTTCTTCACGATCCCGATCTGACGCTTTGATGATGAATCCTGTTGTGAACTCTTGAGCGATTACACTGATTGATTGTCCGCGAACAATCGTATTGAAGATTGTTTTAGTCTTGCCTAACTCCAATGGATCTAAGCCTTCAAGTCCAATGCTTTTAAGAGTGTTATTCGTTAAAAGTTTTCGCACATGCTTTAACATCGTATAAGTACCAATGTCAGCACCTGCACTATGTCGTCGGGCTTCTTCATTGCGTACTGAGGAAGCACCGACCAAGACTACAACTTTGACTGAATCTTTTACTTTGTTATGCGATAACTTTTCAGGTGATCCATCTGAGCCAGCAGTCGTGACCCAAATTGCAGGGAAGCGCTTCACAACATCAAGTAAGTCTTCATCAAATTCACCACCATAACTTTTAACAGTAGCAAGCCAAGGCCATTTCCCAGAAGTTTGCTGCTGTGCAAGTAAGTCCTTTATGGCTTGTTCAATGTCGTCATATCCAATCACCAGCCATGCCCTCCAAAGTCTTTACGCCCCACCGTCATGACAATGGCATTGTTAGAGGACTGGATTGGAGCAGCTTGTCCTGTTGGATTACCACCAATTTGAATTGTCCCTTTTGAAATTTCTTTTAAGGTTTTAAGGGCAGCTTCATAACGGATTTTGATTGGACTATTTTCAGACATTGCACCAGTGGAGGCGTGATAGCGTGTCATATCACATGCTATCGACTGAAGAAATGGGGGAACAGTTTGCAACGGCAATGAATAACGTGTCCCAATGTAACCTTCAATTTCACTGTTTGCTTGTTGCATGGCAGCATTTAAACGGCTCATATTGATTTCTTGTACATAAGGTGGCTCAGTAACAGTAAGTTCAATCAACTCTCGTTCACCAAATTTGTCACGCATTGCATCTAAAGTTGCAAACATAGCAGTCCCCTCAATTAGTCCACAGTACCGTCAGAACCGAACACCAATTGCCAGTGACCAAAACCTGCTTCACCACGTGCTTCAGCACCAAACTTAAATTCACCTTCCATGAATACCGCATCTGAATCAGTAGAAGTCTGCTGAACAAAATTAGGCTTTTTACGGGGTTGGTAAATATAAGGTTTTAATGGCTTGCTGGTATCTAACAGGAACCAAGCATTCGGATCGGTTAAGCGACCTGAAACTTTGACTTTGGCTGTTCCTTTGAATGGGTTAGGCTTGCCATCTTCGAGATTATTCAAAGTCATTAACGCATTTGCTACAGCTTCTAGCGCAGGTGGAACCAGCAAAATGTTCGGGCGTACATTCAATGGACGACCTTCTTCATCCTGTAAAGACATCATTGCAGTTCGTGCTGCACCATAAGAGGCGAGTGCTTTTGCATATGTCTCAACGGATAATTTTTTAGTGCTCTTATTGCTGGCAGTGGCTTTACCATTCGGATGGTTTGTAGCAATGAAGGGTTTACCGTCATAGCATTTTTTGGTGAAGCTGTTATTGACCGCACCATAAACCAATTCATCAGGCCATTGCTTGGCGGCATGCCCAGCGCCTTCCGCTTGCGCTTTATAGATCCCCAATTGATCATCTTCAATATCATCACGCTTCACGGCAATCGTGGACTCGTAGGATTTATTGACAATCACGTAGTTGTATTCAGATAACTTCTTAACCTGCTTTTTGCCGACCCATTCCTTCATGCCAGGGAAGTTCGACAGCCAGGTATAATCATTGGCCTTGGTTGTACTTGGAACTTCAGACGCAATTTCAGGCCATTCAGCTTCACCCGCTGTAAAGGCATTGGTAAATGCTGTTTTTAGACCAATGAATAGTCCTGCGATTACTGCACCATTAATTTTCATGCTACCCATACTCCTTCACTTGTAACTTCTAAAACAACGCCACATTCAGACTTAGTATCGGCTGCTGACGTTTTACAGACCGTTGTTGAATCATGGATGTAACACTTCTTACCTACTGATGCCTGGTCTACAGCATCTGCTCCAGAGTTATCCAAAAGGAATGCGTTATGGGTACGGACTAAAACCGACACATCACCATCTGCACCACCTGTGTTATCTATGGTTTCATCGAATACACCTAAATAGGTTAGATCCATCGCAGTCTTTCCATGTTCGGCATAGCCCATTGCATCAACCACAGCAATATGACCAGCAAGAACAATCACATTGGCTTTTACACCGACACGAATCAGTCCTAAATCACGACGAGGGGTTTGACGGTCATCACCGCTTAAAATACTGCTCATGCATTTGCTCCTGGCAATTCAACACCCATACGTGCTGCAACTTCTAACGCTTCAGGGCTGTATGCTGTTTGTTGGTGGTTTGCCACAATTTTGGTTTGTTGGGTTTGCTGTTGGGTCAAAGCTGCAATTTTTGGCAACTCACTTAGATAGGTCAGTGTTCCAGCCGCATCGGTTTTTCCGCGCTCACGGACCCATGCAATGGTGGCATCCCCCGTTAGACGACCATCTGAACAAGCCGCAGTGATGGCATCTTCAAGTTCTTTTTCTTGGGTATTGGATGCAATCGAAGCACGTGCAGTTAACGCTTCTTGATAGACGGGCATTGGGACCCATTGCTTCGGGTCTGGTACAGTCTGAGCATTTGCTGTAAGTTTGGTTTGCAGTTCGCTTAAAACATCAAAAAGGTTTTGCCCATTTGCAGCGACAACAACACCTATTTTTTCTTTAATTTGCGCTGATAACTTATTCAACTCTGCTAAGACTTCTTCAGCTGTAGCAGACAGTGGTAAGTTCAACATCCAGCGCAGCTGTTCTAGTAATTCATCCATTGATGAGTCCTTGATAGTTGCAGTTATATAATCTTGTGCCGCAGCAGCTAGTTGCGCTTCAGGCAGCGTGTCTAAATTAGGCTTATTAACAAGGGCTAACGAATGCAGCCCGATGACATCCCCATTTTCTTGATAGAACAAAACAGGGGAGAGGTATTTGTATTCACCCGACTCAATAAAGTTTTTAGCTTTATCAG